GTCAACTTCGATAACGCCTTGTGCGTGGATGCGAGTGCGTGACCATGCCCAAGATTCTTATCGGAAACATCAAAGGTCCTGCTGGAATCGCAGACACAGACATCTTCGTCAAGGCAGCAGCCATCGACACAAGCAACCATCTCATTCTTACAAAGGGCGATGGAACCACAGTCGATGTTGGTTCTTTCACTGGCGCCTACGTCAAGTCGCTTTCGGTAGACGGAAGCAACCATCTCATCGTCACGCATGGAGACACAAGCACGGTCGACGTCGGCCCAATCAACCCGATTGATGATCTGGTCGATCCAGGTCTGACTCTCGCGGCCGCAACAAACTTTTCTGTGACGAACTTCCAGGCTTATATCGTGGGCCGTCTTGCATGTGTAGACATCGACTTGACATACAGTGGAAGCACACTAACTGCAACTTCTACTGGAAACATCACTCCAGATGTCATCTGTGCCACTCTTCCAGTCGGATTGAAGCCTGCATCCGAAGAAGTTCATTTGTATGACAAGGGCGGTACTTCTTCCGGAGGTGCTTTCATCGAGACCAACGGCGAGATCACCATCAAAACCTTGTCCCCGACCGCCACGATTGCTTCAGGAGACGTACTTCACCTCGGTTTCACGTATCTCCTAGCCTAGGGAGCCCGATGCTTCAGATCACGTCAAGAGGCTCCTTCGACAGAACTGACAAATTCCTTGCAAGGATTCAGCGAGGCGATATGTACAGGGCGCTGAATCAGTATGCCAAACAGGGAGTGGACGCTCTTGCGTCAGTCACTCCTGTGGAAAGCGGAGCTACAGCTGCATCGTGGAGTTATGAAATTCAGATCAGAGGTGGGAGTGCGTCTATATTCTGGACAAACTCCCACCTAGATCCAGCTGGAACTCCCATCGCGGTCATGCTTCAGTACGGGCACGGAACTGGCACTGGCGGATACGTGCAAGGAAGAGACTACATCAACCCAGCGATAAGGCCGATATTTGACCAAATCGCTAATGCTGTGTGGAAGGAGGTGACGTCTTCATGAGTGGCATCGACGAGCGAATTGTCGAGATGACCTTTAAGGGCGAGTCTTTCGTTGCCAGCGTCAAAGGCACCGTAGAAGCGCTTCTGAGTCTTAAGAACGGCCTGAACGGCCTGAAAGGCTCTGAGAAGGACATCAACAACCTGGACGAGGCCGGAAAGAGATTCTCTCTCAAGGGAATGGCTGACGGTGTTTCGTCTATCGCAGGCAAGTTCAAGACGCTGGGCATTGTGGGCGTCACCGCCATAGCAACGATCGCAAACAAGGCCGTAAACGCCGGCATATCCATTCTTAAGTCCTTGACGATCGATCCAATCAAGGCTGGACTGGACGTCTACGAAACCAAGATCAATGCGATCAAGACAATTCTTGCGAACACACAGGCCCAAGGGACGAATCTTAAGCAGGTTACGTCCGCTCTTAACCAGCTGAACACTTACGCCAACAAGACCGTTTATAACTTCGGTCAGATGGCGAAGAACATCGGTACCTTCACTGCAGCCGGCGTCGATCTGAAGACATCGGTAGCCTCAATCAAGGGCATCGCGAATCTCGCAGCGCTTTCAGGGTCGTCTTCGGAGCAAGCCTCTACCGCGATGTACCAGTTGTCTCAGGCTATCGCTTCAGGCACTGTCAAGCTTCAGGACTGGAACTCAGTAGTCAACGCCGGTCTGGGCGGTAAAGTATTCCAGAATGCACTTATTCAGACTGCCAAGGTACATGGCGTCGCCATTGATCAGATGATCAAGAAGGACAAGGGCTTCAGGAATACCCTGCAAGAGGGCTGGCTTACGTCCAAGATTCTTACTCAGACGCTTGAAACGTTCACTGGAGATCTCAGTGCCTCTCAACTAAGAGGTCTGGGATATTCCCAGAAGCAAACAGAAGCCATTCTCAAGCAAGCCAAAGCGGCTCAGTCGTCAGCAACCGATATTCGGACACTGACACAGCTGCATCAGGCTCTGGCTGAGGAAGTCGCAACGGCATGGTCGCATGTCTGGGAAGCAGTCATCGGAAACGTAACCGATGCTACGGCTACCTTGTCCAAGGTTCATAACGTTCTTGAGAATGCGTTCACCAGCCCTCTGAATGGCCTTGCGAAGCTTCTCGAAGAGTGGGATAAGCTCGGCGGACGTGATGAGCTCATCCAGGCCATCAGCGATGCGTTCAGGAATCTTGGACAGATCCTTGGAACGATTGGATCGGCATTCAGGGAAGTCTTCCCGCCGGTCACTGCGCTGACACTGGTCAAAATGACAGTAGCTCTCGAGAAGTTTACAGAGAGCTTGCGTCTCAGTAGTCAGGGAACTAAGGATCTAAAGGCCACATTCGTCGGCATATTCTCTGTGGTCAAGATCGTCTTCGATATTATCGGCGGCCTAGTTAAGACGTTGTTCTCCTTGTTCGGCGTGGTTGCAAGCGGTGGGGGAAGTTTCCTGAGTTTGACCGCCAGGATCGGCAACTTTCTTACCAAGATCAGGCAAACCATCGAATCAGGCAATGCTCTTACCAAGTTCTTTACGATTCTTGGTAAGATCTTGTCCATCCCGATCAAGGCAATCATCGCCATTGTCGGAGCACTTGGCGGATTGAGTGGAGCATTCGACAAGGTCATCGCCGCCGTTTCTCCCTTCGTTCAGAAGATCGGCCAAGAGTTCTCCAAACTGGCCGGAGCCGTCGTTCAGGGCATCCAAAGCGGAAACTTCAGTGCAGTAACTGGCATCATTAACCAGCTTCTGCTTGGCGGGATTCTTGTAGCGATCAGGAAGTTCATCAAGGATCTCGGAAAGGGTGGAGGTGGCGGAGGTCTCTTCAGCACCATCAAGGAGTCCTTCGAATCCCTGACTAACACGCTGGAAGTCATGCAGGCCAATCTCAAGGCTGGCATTCTGCAGAAGATCGCCATTGCCGTGGCTCTTCTGGCGGCTTCCTTGCTCGTTTTGTCGCTCATCAACGTCAAGAACCTGACCAAGGCCCTGACTGCGATTACGGCAATGTTCATTCAGCTTCTTGCTGCGATGGCTGTGGTGACTAAAATTGGGGGTTCCGCTGGAATCCTCAAAATGGAAGCCATTGCGCTGGCACTGAACCTTCTGTCTACAGCCATAGTCATCCTTGCTGGTGCTGTGGCTATATTGGCGCAGTTTAGCTGGGAACAGCTTGCCAAGGGTCTGTCAGCCATTGCTGTTCTTCTTCTTGAGCTCGTGGTAGCAACAGCTTTGATGTCGACTGACTCTGTGGGCCTCATCGCGACCGCATATTCCATGGAAGTCATGGCTGTAGCGCTCAACGTCTTGTCTTTGGCTGTTGGCAGACTCGGAAAGCTGAGTCTTGCTAACCTTGCCAAGGGAATAGGCTCGATCGCTATTCTTCTGGCTATCCTTGCCGGATTCAACCAGATCAGTGGTGTCCAGCTAATCGGCACTGCTGCAGCGATGGTTATCCTGGGCGTCGCGCTCAACATCATAGCCAGGGCTGTGGAGACACTAGGTTCTCTGTCTCCTGAAACGCTGGCCAAGGGTCTGGTATCCATCGCAGCTGCTCTGCTTATTATTGCTGCTGCTATGAACTTGATGCCGCCAAGCATGATTGCGACATCTCTAGGTCTAGTTCTCGTTGCGTCGGCGCTGGTCATAATCGCTGACGCGCTTCAGACAATGGGTGGCCAGTCCATAGGATCGATAGCCAAGTCACTTATCGTTCTGGCAGCTTCACTGGCAATCATTGCTGCTGCTATGTACTTGATGTCAGGTGCTTTGCCCGGTGCGGCCGCTTTGCTCGTGGTTGCAGCATCTCTGGCTATCCTGACGCCTGTGCTAGTTGCTCTGGGAAGCCTTTCCTGGTCGGCGATTGCCAAGGGACTGACTGCACTTGCGGCTGTTTTCCTGATAATTGCCGCCGCGGGAATTCTGCTGACACCTCTTATTCCGACTCTTCTCGGGCTAGGACTGGCGATTACTCTGCTGGGCGTTGGCGTTCTTGCGGCCGGCGCAGGAGTTCTTCTCTTCGCAACAGGTCTAACCGCCCTTGCTGTGGCTGTTACGGCATCAGGTGCGGCCATATTGTCGTTCGTGACAAGCATCCTCAGCCTTATTCCAGAAACCTTGAAGAAGATAGGCGAAGGAATAGTCGAGTTCGCTAATGCCATCGGTACTGGCGCTGTAGCGATCACCAAGGCGTTCACAGCCATTCTGACAGCACTGCTCAGGGCAATCATCAAGGTTGCTCCTCTGGCGGCTCAAGCTTTCGCTTCGGTCATGAACGGCGTTCTCAGTTCTATCAACAAGTACTCCCCGAGGATCATCACTACCTTCCTTAATCTGCTTCTGAGAATGATTCAGGCAGCAGTGAAATACACGCCGAGATTCGTCTCTCAGGGCGCAGCGCTTATCGTCGCATTCCTGAACGGCGTGGCAAGAAAGATTCCGCAGGTCGCCAGATCTGCCGTAAACGTCGTAGTGGCATTCATCAATGCTGTGGGCAATAGTGCTCAGAGAATCGTGAACGCCGGCGTCAATATGGTGATCAACCTTGTCAATGGAATAGCCAACAAGATCAGAGGAAGCAGCGGAAGAATTCATGCCGCCGCAGCCAACCTGGGTAGTGCGATCATCCAGGGCATGATTGCTGGCATATCCGGAGGCATCGGAGGAGTAATCGGTGCTGCAGTACATGCTGCATCAAGTGCTCTCAGTGCGGCCAAGCATTTCCTTGGAATCAGTTCGCCGTCCAAGGCGTTCATGGAGGTTGGTGCTCAGTCTGCCGCTGGTATGGCTGTAGGTATCACTAACTCCATAGGTAAGGTTAACGATTCTGTGGAGAAGGCCGGTAAGTCGATGCTCAGTACCTTGAGCGACACACTTGCCAATGCTGGGAATGTGATCGGAAACAACATCGATCTTCAGCCGAAGATCACTCCTGTGATCGACTTGACAGAGGCTAAGAAGGGCTTCGGAAGCCTTAATGATCTGTCTAAGAAGCAAATCATTGCAGCAACAGCGTCGACTGCTTCTGCTACGTCTATATCTGCGTCCAATGCTGCAGCCGCTCAGTCGGCCGGTCTCATAACCCCAGACAAGACAAACGTCACGTTCAATCAGTACAACACTTCTCCGCAGTCACTGTCCGCAGCGACTATTTACCGTCAGACCAAGAACCAGCTATCCATAGCGAAGGGGGCTCTGTCCAGTGCTAACGCAGGTGGAAGTAACAAACTCACGCGGTAACACGCTGCAGCTCCCGATGCAGGATTCTTCTGCCGGTTACGTGGTAAAGGACATCGAGGGACTGAACCCTGTCAAGGCAACGCTGACGTCTTCGACGTTGTCGCAAGTTGACGGGGCTCAGTTCCAGAATGCCCGTCGTGATCCACGGAACATAACGATCAGTGTCGGCCTTGAGCCGGACTACGTGACGACAACCGTGCAGTCGCTCAGAGATGCCTTGTATTCATATTTCACGACCAAGGCAGTGGTAGATCTGGCATTCTTTCTTGACAACGTCGAATACGTCGTGACTACGGGTCAGGTCGAGAGCTGCGAAAACAGCATGTTCTCGGCCGACCCGCAGGTCGATATTTCACTGATCTGCTACGATCCTGATTTCTATTTCCCTGAGATGACCAATCTCAGCTCTGAGACCGTTCCGAACACAAACGCGAACATGGTCGACTATCAAGGGACCACAGACACAGGGGTTATATTTACCCTGAACGTGAACCGTGATATGACAAGTGTCATCTTGTACAACATCGCTCCAGACGGAATAGTTCAGCAGTTCGGTATAACAGGTGCGACTTTCACAGATGGCGATGTCATAATCGTGAACTCCGTTCCAGGTTTCAGGAGTGTGACCCTCACAAGAGACGGCGTTACCTCGTCGATTCTCTATTGGGTGGATGCATTCCCGACCTGGATTACCCTGAAGAAGGGCATCAATCAATTCAGGGCTTATTCACTCGGAAACGGAGTTCCGTACGATTTGACATACACGGCAAAGATCGGGGGTATCTGATGGAATGGTATACCCTGGACGATGCACTTCGCCGTAATGAAGTCATTGAAGAATACACATCGTTCGTCTGGACTGAACGATATTCCGCATTCGGTGACTTTCAGATAGTCGCACCATACAGCACAGACTGCAAGATGATGCTTGCGCCCAGGACAATGCTGGCCATGCAAGGATCATACAGAGTCATGGTTGTCGACAGTGTCTCTGACGATACTGATGAAGACGGTTCCAGAAATCTCACTGTCGCCGGAAGATCGATAGAGGCTTTGCTTGATGATCGTGTTGCTATGCCGGCTCTTGCGAGTACCACTGCGACACCTAACTGGGTGATCACAGGGTCTCCTGACGTCATAGTTCAGTTCATGTTCAACGCAGTTTGCGTTGACGGTGCGATCAGCGACAACGACGATATTCCGTTCTACATTGGCGGGAGACTCCTACAGCCAGGAAACATTCCGCTTCCTGCGGTTGTAGTCACAGTGACGTCGCCTCCTGACACGCTCTACAACGCCATCAAGACAGTCTGCGATACATACAGCCTCGGGTTCAGAATGGTCAGAAACGGCGAGACTGGTCAGATCTATTTCGAGGTTTACACAGGTAATGATTTGACGACTGGTCAAAGCATCATGTCGCCAATCATATTTGACCCAAATCTCGACACTCTTCAGCAGATCAGTCAGCTTGTATCGACTGCACAGCTGAAGACTGTAGCTTACGTGTTTGCGACGAATGGAGCTGTAATTGTTAACGCTCCAGGAGTTGTCTCAAGCGTTTCAGGAGCTGACAGGAAAGTTCTCCTTGTGAACTCCAGCAACGACGCCGACGCAAGCGACGCTCTCACTTCTGCTCTGATGCAAGAAGGTCTTCAGGCACTCAGAGACCAGCAAGAGATCTACAGCTTTGACGGCCAGCTACCTCCGACCGTTCCCTATATTTACGGGGTGGATTACAATCTCGGAGATCTTGTAGAAGAACGTGATGACATGGGGAACGTAAGCCTTATGCTCGTTACAGAACAGATATTTACTTCAGACGATACCGGAGACAGATCATATCCGACATTGTCACTTCAGAAGACGGTACCTAGTTCTAGTATCTAACATAAGGCGGGGAGAGGTGAAATGGTTTTCGGTCCTAGGTCAGAGCTTCCGAGACATAGCTCTCACGGGGTTCGGCGCATGGATTATCTGGAAACAGGTCTACGCGACCACTCCAAGCGGGTATCTGGCTCTCATAGGGCTAGCGTGCATGGTGCCATCAGCAAGGGCCGCGATCATATCGATCTTGTCCGAGCCTGGGCCATCCTCATCGTCATCTCACCATCAGTCGGAGCAGCCGTCGCTGCCTTCACACCCAGAGGAAGATAACGGTGAGAGAGCGAAGAGCTTATGTCGTGCTCGCCGCGGTTTCTGTGGTGCTATCGGCTATGTGCATTCTGTTCTGCATAAGTTTCGTGCGGAGCAACAACCACAAATGGTGTGATGTGGTGAGCACAATTATCATCACGCCAGTACCTAAACCTGCTGATCCGAAGGCGCATCCAAGCCGGGAGAAAAGCTACGAGTTTTACCAGAAGTTCGTAAGACTCGACAGATCTCTTGGATGTGGATAATGCACTGGTTCAAGGTCAACAGGCCTTACGTAGTTCTGGTTCTGATATCCATGATGCTTTCTGGTCTGGTTCTTCTTGTGGGCCTTCGGGAGATTTCCACCAACAACCACAAGTTCTGTCAGGTGCTTGCAATTCACCTGAAGGATCCAATCACAAAGCCTGTAGGCGCAGCGCCCAACTCTCAAGTGGAAAGGGAATGGGAACTCAAATTGCGGCGAGCTAGCCTTGCAAGGCAGCTTGGCTGCTGATCTATTTCTTCAGAGAGGACAAACGTGACATTCAGTAACAAGTTCTATAACCTTCTCAAGCCGATCGCCTTGATCTGGCTACCCGGTGCAGCGACTCTCTACGCTGCTGTGGCCGGTATCTGGCATCTGGGCGCCGTGGAGCAGGTCGTGGGAACGATATCTGCGATCGATACGTTCCTGGGTGCGGCTCTGCATCTGTCGTCATCGTCGTACACACCACCGTCTGACGGCAAGCTTGTGGTCGACAAGACTGATCCGGCTAAGGACACTTATTCACTGGAACTCACAACTCCGGTCGAAGAACTCGCGGGGAAGAAGGCGATCACCCTCAAGGTGACACCGACCTGATTCGCAGGAAAAACACGTCATATAGTGAAAGTCAAAAGAGAGGACTGACGTGTTTAGCCGAAAGCCTAAGGACGAAGTTCACGAACTAGACGAGACCATTACCCACTTGATCTCTGAGTTCGCAGGAATGGAGACCGACGAAGAGAAGAGATTCGCAGCTGACAACATCAAAACGCTCATGGAAGCTCGCACCGCCGACAAGGCTGGAGCGAAACAAGATTCCGTGAGTCCTGACATGATTGCCAGCATCGCAGGAACGCTTCTCAGCATCGGACTCATCCTCGGATTCGAGAAGGCCAATGTGATCACGTCGAAGTCGCTGAGCTTCGTGCCGAAGATCAAGCAGTAACACTTCTGACGATCAATGACCGACGACTGACCCCTGTGTGGCACTTCCCCGCTGCACAGGGTCTCAGTTTACATAGCCTCTCAACTTTTGCTCGCAGGATTTACATGCCCTATAGTGAACCCGACACCGTGTTTTAGGAGAGGCATAATGACCGCTATTGAGACCCCTGCCGAAGAGACCAACGCCGTATCCACCAAGCGCCAGGTCACTGCTGTCGTCGCATCGACCGCCGTGACTGTGGTGCTGGGTGTTGTGGCGAACGCCCTCATCGCCAAGGTCGCAACCCGCGTCCACGAAGTCATCATCCCGAAGAACGATTCGGAGTAGCCCCTTAACCGGGGAGCCACAGAGCCCTGTAACAAGGGCTCAAGGCTTTTCATTTTTCAGAGAGGAAGACCATGTCCATGCCAATTTGGCTGCGCCGAGCAGGGCAGTCCATGAACCAGAGCTCGCCTACAATCTTGTCAGGTCTTGCTGTAGGCGGAGTCATCGCCACAGCGATCCTGGCGGCCAAGGCCAGCCCAAGGGCCTGTGAGAAGATCAAAGAAGCCAGAGACAAATGGGTTGGCTCTGACTCCTGGGTCGAGGGAGAAGTCTTCCCTCTCACAGAGAAAGTGAAAGCTTGCTGGAAGGTTTATATTCCAGCTGCGATCTCCGGTGCCGCAACTGTCGGGTGCGTCGTGGGAGCCAACCAGGTCGGCATGAGGCGTAATGCAGCTCTTGTCGGTGCGTACACACTGGCAGATACGGCCTTGCGTGAGTACAAAGACGAAGTCCTGAACCAGATCGGCGTTGCCAAGGAGCGCAAGGTCACAGAAGCCGTCGCCAAGAACCAGATCGATGATCGCCCTGTAAGTAGCACGCAGGTGATCATCACGAAAGGCGGTGAGAATCTGTGCTACGACTCCCTTACCGGGAGGTACTTCAAAAGTGATATCGAAACCATTCGTCAGTCTGAGAACGAAATCAACCGGCGAATTGTCGGCGGCGATATGTACGCAAGCCAAAATGAGTTCTATGGCCTTCTCGGTCTGGCTGACGTCACTATTGGCGACGAACTGGGATGGAACCTCGAGAACTTCATCGAGCTCATCTTCTCCTCACACCTGGCCGACGATGGGCAACCCTGCCTTGCCATGGGGTATGCGCGTCTTCCAAGGCGTGATTACGGCAAGTTCTAGCTGGATCAGGAAACTCTTCCCGCATCTGGGTCATTTCCTGTTCTGGGTGATGTGGCCCTACATCGTGTCAAGAGGAACTCGTCTTGCGTGCTTCCAGTTCACTGGCAAAATGATGCCAAAATCCGATGTAATCCAGATGAGAAAGGAGCTCGCAGGAATTACACGGACTATAGTGAAACCAGATTCGCCATTAAGCGAATCGAAGATCACGAGATAATACACAAAACTCGTGGTCTAGCATTTTTCGAAGTAAACCTACAAGGAGATATTTATGCCAGAGGGAATAGTAGCCGTAACTCCATCTCCGGTTCTCATGACTCCGTCTCAGGCAAGGCGAGCCAACAGGCCCGTCGAGGCTGAGAAGTTCATGGAGAGGGCGAAGGCGATGGTCGTTGCGAACTACAACGATCACAGGGACGTCATCAAGTCTCCAGAACTCACGCCTGACATGATTTATATCGTCTGGTTCTCGAAGATTCTCGGGAACTGGAAGACGATCATAGCTTCAGGCGTCGTCCGCGGCATCCTCTGGGAAGTGACTTTCAACGGTCACAAAGAAGAGTTCTACATGGACGTATACAAGAAGCTCAACAACTTCAAGATCCCTGCGGGAGGGACCGAATGATCAGGCAGTCCATCACGTACACCAACTTCGACGACGAGGAGGTGACAGAGGAACACTACTTTCACCTCAGCAAGCTGGAGCTGATCGACCTGGAACTGGCTGAGGAAGGAGGCATGTCGGCCAAGCTGCAGGCCATCACCGAGTCCGGAGACCCGAAGCAGATCCTCGACACCTTCAAGTTCATCATCTCCAAGTCCTACGGCCATCGTGAGACTGGGAGCAAGTTCGTGAAGTCCGATGAGATCTCGAACGAGTTCCTGACATCGCCGGCCTTCGATCAGTTCTACGGCCAGCTGCTAACGGACCCGGGTCTTGCGGCGGAGTTCATCAACGGCGTGGTCCCCAAGGACCTTGCCAGTGAGCCCGACGTCGTGAAGGCGATCGTGGCGGCAGGTCTGCCCGATCCGCACGGCCTGGACAAGCAGGGAGCCTGGCCCGGAAGGCCGATCGTCAAAAACGCTTCCATCGATGTCGGGCCAACCGAAGCCGAACAGGACAAGATGACTGGTCTGAAGGAGCCCAGGATCAAGAACGGAAAACTCGTGGCGTGGGCCTACAGGCATCCCACTGACAACGAGCTCACTGCGATGACCAGGGCTCAGCTTCTGGACGCCATGCGCCGGAAGAGCACTGACTGGGAACCGCCTGTCTGACGTTCATTTCTGGAGGGACTCTGGACTGGTCTCCCTGTCTCCAGTCCTCGAGCTTAAACGACAATAAAGCCGGCGATTCTTGGGCAACCCCCCCGCCCTGCGCCAGGCATGTGCCCTTCATCTACGTTAAGGAACACTATGAGTGAAATGAATGTCGATATTGGCAGCGGACGCCAGAGCAAAGTCCGTGTGGATTATCCCGCCAACTCAAGGAAAGCACAGCTCAAACCTCAGGAGAAAGCTCGCCCTGAGAAGGTAATCGAGGGTGAAGCAGTCAAGCGGAAGAGAGGTGTCATTGAGAGAATGTCTCAGACTTTCTTCAGCGAAGATTCGCACACTGTGGTCAGTTACGTCGTCATGGAAGTACTGGTACCCGCAGCCAAAAACATGGTTTCGGATGCGGTCAGCCAGGGAATCGAGAGAATTCTGTTCGGCGACTCAAGACCACGTCAGTCTTCTAGCAGGCCTGGCTACACGAATTACAGCCGGCTAGGTCAGCAGATGGAACGACGACGTGAGATGTCCAGGCAAGACAGGGCAACTCACAACTTTAGTGACATCATCCTCGAAAGCCGCGGAGAAGCTGAAGACGTACTCGACCGGTTGCGTGATCTGATCAGTCAGTACGAAGTAGCAACAGTCTCCGATCTCTACGATCTTGTCGGACTGACCGGCGAGTTCACCGACGACAAATGGGGCTGGTACGATCTTCGGTCGGCCAGTGTTCGTGCGATCCGCGGAGGCTATCTCCTTAACCTTCCGCGGACTCAGCCCATCACTTAGTCATGACGACCGACCAGATGCGAGGCGCGATCATACAGGCCTATCCAGGAAGCATGAAATGGAAGGCCCGCGTCTTGCATATGACAGATGAGCAAGTGTTCGTCATCTATCAGAGAATCACAAACAAACGTAGTACTCAAGAAAACCAGGAAAGAGGTAGTTCTCATGCTTAACAAGAAGCGCATCATGGGTATCGTGGTTCTCGTCGTGGGTTTGCTCATGATCGTGAGTGCCTGCGGAGGAACCCAGCACGCAACTCCCGCGGCCAAGGCTTCCCCAGTGGCGAGGCCTGCTGCAGTTTCGTCGACGTCGGCTCCTGTGGGGCCAGCCCAGCTGAAGATCGGTGATCACGCTGACATCGGCGACAACCAGAACAACGAAGAGGGAACCGTCTCGGTCGACAAGGTGACCGTGACCCAGCGCCCGTCTGATCCCGAGTTCGGCGAAGCGCCGGCCAACGGCTGGTACGTCGTCGCTCATGTCACTGCTGCGGCCGACTCGATGTACCGTGATGGGTTCCAGATCAACACGTTCGACTTCAGTGACGTCATGAACGGTGGCCGCGTGTTCGCAACTGACACCGGGAACTCGTTCGAGGCGCTGAACTCGGCACAGGAGAACGAGGACGTGACGGCAAATCTGGGAGCCGGCCAGTCTTCTTCGGGCTGGGTCGCGTTCGACGTCCCCCGCCCGCACGGTCAGATCGTGTACGCCCCGAACATCGACGGCCAGCCGATCGCGGCCTGGTCTTACTAACCAACCAAGAACGAGGAACAAGATGAAACCACCAGTATTCGCAACACGAGCCGTCGGCTCGACAAGGTTCTTCTTCAGCAAGAATGGCCCAACGCTCCTCACCGGCGCCGGCGTGGTGGGTTTCATCGCGACCACTGCACTGACCGTCATCGCCACAAGAAAGGCCGAAGACAAGTTCGCTGTCGTCGACGGCAAGCTGAAGAACGCCAGGATCCTGTCCACGCTCGAAGAGGACAACGACAGGCAGAAGGTGGAGCGTCTTGGCAAGGCTTATGCCGAAAGCGGTGTGATCCTTGCCAAGGCGTATGCGCCGCCGCTCATCATCGGCTCAGCTTCCATCGTCTGCATTCTCAGTGCTCACGGCATAATGCTCAAGCGCCAGGCAAGTCTGCTGGCTGCGTACACAGCTCTGGACGCCGGATACAAGGCGTACAGGAAGCGTGTCTCTGAGAGGCTCGGAGAGGAGGAAGAGGAGGCTCTGTACAGAAACGTGCGGGCGATCGAAAGCTTCAATGAGCAAGGAGAGGCTTGCGAGATCATTGATCCTGCAAACATCCCGCCGTCTCCGTACGCCAGGTTCTTCGATGAAGCCAGCCGTAACTGGACGAAGACCCCGGAGTACAACCTTCTCTTTCTTCGCAGTCAGCAGGACTGGGCTAATGACCGCCTGCGCGCATATGGATATGTCTTCCTGAACGAGGTCTATGAGGCGCTTGGCCTGGAACGCTCGCAGGCCGGGCAGATCGTGGGCTGGAAGCTCAAGGGAGATGGAGACGGCTTCGTCGACTTCGGTCTCTATTCGATCGGAGACGAAGGGAACCGTGCGTTCGTGAATCTCATCGAGCACACTGTTCTCCTCGACTTCAACGTCGACGGCCCGATAAGGATCTGATATGGAGAGGATGAGGATAGATGTCGTGTCTGTTCTGGGTGGTGCTCTGGTCGGCTTTGGCCTCGGTGGGCTTGCTGGTTACCAGTATGCTCGCGTCGTGCTGGAGCAAAGACTCGCAGCACGTCTCGACGACGAGGTCGAAGCAGTCAAGGCCCATTATTCAAAACGAGCCGCCGATGCCAGAGCTGATTTTGTGGCCAGCCAAGGTGATCACGGAATCGTCGGGCCACCCACCGTGGACTACGAGTCCGGGATTGTGGTCGATTCCTTCAGAATCACTGACGATATCCCAGCCACAGCCGATCCTGATGACAAGCAGTCTGGCGGAGGTGATGGCGAAGACGGACTGGCTGGAAGAGACAAGCTGGACTTGGGGGATGGAGATGCTGAGACGTCTTCGCCCGAAAAGTCTGGAGACATAGACATTACTCCGCGAGACACGAGCAAGCCGTATGCCATTTCGGTCCAAGAGTTCGGAGAATCCGGTCCAGGCATTCAGCAGCTCACCATTACGTACTATGCTGGTGACAAAGTGCTCGCCGACGACCAGGAGTTGCCCATCAGGGACATCCTCAAGACGGTCGGGCCTTTGTCGGCTCTGAGTTTCGGCGGAATCTCCCAAGACCCGCATATCAGATACGTCAGGAACGAAGATCTCGAGATCGACTTCGAGATCATTCTGAGTGCCCAGTCGTACGCGGAAGCAGTCCTCAACTACGGCAATCCGGCCGGAAAGGGGACTTGATGTCCGACAGTCGGTTGCCCGGACTGTATTTCATCTGGCTTTACAACCAGGTGTGTACAGTCCGGGACGTCGATTCGCCACACAGCTATACCCAGGTATGTGAGATCATGCACGAGATTCCATTCAAGGTTCTTATCGCGATGGACGAGAACCGTCAAGGTGACGCTTTCGAACTTCGTAATACGTTCATGAAAAACCGTTCGGGTGTGGTGCTGTACGAAAGAGAAGTAAGCATATTCGAGGTCCTGGTTGCTCTTGCAAAGAGAGCCAGTGTCATGGTTGAGCAGGACATGGCCATGTGGTTCGGCATATTCCTGCAAAATCTGAAACTGGATCATCTCAGTGACCCCTACTGTTACTCTCTTTCTGCCTCGCAAAGACGAATCGTCAGTAGCCTCAACAGATTCAACAACCGGAGATACACAGCCCGCGGCTCAGGTGGGCTGTTTCCTCTAATGCGTCCCTTGAAGGACCAGAGACGAGTAGAACTCTGGTACCAGATGGGTGCGTACATGAATGAAAACCGTCTCTACTAGACATGCAAGGGAGGAACTTGAATGGATTTCTATCAGGTCAGAGAGCGAGAGACGAAGACCGGTATTGAGATTTACCCGGACTTCATCGTCCGCCCGTCAAAAGACCTGATGATTCGTGGCGGTTCCTTCTATGCGGTGTGGGACGAGGAAACTGGACTGTGGTCACTTAACGAGTATGACGTCCAGCGCCTTGTCGATGCTGATCTGTACGCTCATGCGGATAAGCTTGAGGGATCGATTCGTGTCAAATCTCTCAGTAGCTATAAGAGTAATGTATGGAAGGACTTCCGCAGCTACGCTGGTAATCTTCCAAGTTCTCACCAGCAGCTAGACGGAGTACTGGCATTTTCTAACACGCCGCCGAAGAAAGGAGATTACTGCACAAGACGGCTTCCTTACGCACTGGAAGCAGGTCCTACAGTCGCCTATGACAAGTTGATGGGAACGCTCTACGCCCCTGAAGAACGAGATAAGCTTGAATGGGCGATTGGCTCAATCTTGTCTGGGGATTCCAAGAAGATCCAGAAGTTCTTCGTTCTGTATGGAGAGGCAGGAACGGGCAAGTCGACGTTTCTGGACATCCTCAAGATGCTGTTCGAAGGATATACAGCGGTCTTCGATGCGAAGGCGCTGACTGGTTCGAGCAATGCGTTCGCATCAGAATCCTTCAAGAACAATCCTCTTGTGGCGATTCAGCATGATGGTGACCTTTCAAAGATCGAGGACAATACACAGCTCAATTCGATCGTGTCGCATGAAGACATCATCATCAATGAGAAGTACAGATCGCCATATCAAGGAAGAATCAACGCTCTGCTGTTTGTCGGCTCGAATCAGTCAGTCAGGATCACAGACGCCAAGTCGGGTCTTATCCGCCGGCTGATTGATGTTCATCCCACAGGAGATCTTCTTCCTGTGAATGAATACGACGCAGCCAAACACGGAATCGCATTTGAGCTGGGCGCCATAGCGCATCACTGCCTGGAGCATTACAGAAGCCGTGGACCGAATTACTTCTCCCGTTACCGTCCAACAGACATGATTGTCAGGACTGACGTGTTCTACAATTTCCTGGCAAGAAACTATGAGCTGTTCAAGGAGCAAGACGGGACGACTCTCAAGCAGGCCTGGACACTCTACAAGACGTTCTGTGACGAGGGCGGTTATGACTGGAAGCTCAACCTTGGCCGGTTCAGGGATGAGCTGAGGAACTACTTCTCTCATTTCTCAGAAAGAGGACGAGTTGACGGTGTACAGGTCTGGAGCTTGTTCACAGGTTTCAAAACCGAGAAGCTGTCAATAACCCCCCTTGAGGATGAAGAGCCACCTTCCCTTGTGATGGAGAACAAGGAATCGTTGTTCGACGCTTTGTTTGCTGAGGCACCAGCTCAGTATGCAAGAGACGACGGAAAGCCTGGAATACCCTGGGCCAAAGTCAGCACAAAGCTGTCGGACCTGGACACAACCAAACTGCACTACATTAAGCCAGGCAGAAAACTCATAGTCATCGATTTCGATCTCAAGGATGATGACGGTAATAAGAGCCTTGCTAAGAATCTCTCCGCCGCGAGTTTGTGGCCAGCAACATACGGGGAGTTCAGCCAGGGCGGGGCTGGCATTCATCTGCATTACTTTTACGAAGGAGATGACTCAGAGCTTAGCCATGACTACAGCCTGGGCATCGAGGTGAAAACTTTCCCTGACGACGCTTCTCTTCGGCGCCGGCTGACAAACTGCAACAATGTTCCTATCGCGACGATCAGAAGTGGATTGCCGCACAAGGAGAGGAAAGTGCTTGATTCCGACACGATGAGAAGTGAACGCGCTCTGCGTGATCTGATCTTGCGGAACCTGAGAAAGGAAATTCATCCCGGAACGAAGTCCAGCATTGACTTCATCTGGAAGATCCTTGAGGACGCATGGAACTCGGGGATGCCTTACGACGTTACCGATCTGCGTGGAAGGATACTGGCATTCGCCAATGGATCCACCAACCATTCGGTGTACTGCGTCAAGCTAGTGATGTCGATGCAGTTCGCGTCCGAGTCGGAGAAGTCTGAACCAGCTGAGGCTGAAGATGACCGCCTTGTATTCTACGATGTCGAGGTATTCCCGAACCTCTTCGTAGTGTGCTGGAAGTACCAAGGCGACGCGAACGTCGTAAAGATGGTTAACCCGAAGCCGGCTGCAATCGAGGAGCTTTGCAAGACTCGCCTCGTGGGTTTCAATTGCCGGCGCTACGATAACCACATTCTTTATGCCCGCATCATGAGCTACAGTGAGAAGGATCTCTTCGCACTGAGTCAGAGGATCGTAGCAAACGAGAAAAGCACCATGTTCGGCGACGCATATGGCCTGTCGTATGCCGATGTATGGGACTTCTCGAGCAAGAGACAGTCACTGAAGCGGTTCCAGATCGAGCTCGGACTCAATCACAAAGAGCTCAGTTATCCATGGGATCAGCCAGTTCCCCCTGAGAAATGGGAAGAGGTCACCGATTACTGTGCGAACGACGTCGTTACGACGGAAGCCGTATTCGATGACCGGAAACAAGACTTCGTCGCAAGGAAGATACTGGCTTCACTGAGCGGTCTGACTGTGAATGACACGACTCAGCGACACACAGCCAAGATCATCTTCGGCGACGCGAAGAACGTGCAGGAAGAGTTCATCTACACAGATCTGTCGAACACGTTCCCAGGGTATTACTACGACTCCGGTACGAGCATGTACAAGGGCGAAGTGACAGGAGAAGGCGGTTATGTCTACGCAGAACCTGGAATGTATACAGATGTCGCCGTGCTGGATGTTGCCTCCATGCACCCGACTTCCATTGTACTGCTCGATCTATTTGGCCCTTACACGAAGAAGTTCTCAGACCTCAAAGATGCTCGTGTCGCTATCAAACGGAAGGATTACCGAGCAGCTAAGTCAATGCTCGGCGGTGCCCTTGAGCCGTTCCTGGACTCAGAGGCAGATGCTAAGGCGCTTGCAGAGGCTCTGAAGCTGGTCATCAACATCGTGTATGGCCTGACAAGTGCGAGCTTCCCCAACCCGTTCAGGGACAACCGAAACAAGGACAACATCGTCGCAAAGCGTGGCGCCTTGTTCATGATCGAGCTGAAGGAAGCTGTCCAGCACAAGGGATTCAGCGTCATCCACATCAAGACGGATTCGATCAAGATCCCGAATGCGTCGCCTGAGATCATTCAGTACGTCATAGACTTCGGGAAAGAATACGGGTACGACTTCGAGCACGAGACGACCTACGACAGATTCTGTCTTGTGAATGATGCGGTCTACATCGCGCTTACTGAGTACGGTAAGTGGATTGCGATCGGAGCTCAGTTCCAGGAACCATACGTGTTCAAGACTCTGTTCAGCGGAGAGGAGGTTAACTTCGATGACTACTGCCAAACTAAGACGGTCACCACTTCGCTTTATCTCCAGACTGGCGAAGAAGAGCCTCACTTTGTTGGACGAGCGGGTAGCTTCGTGCCTGTTCGATCTGGAACCGGCGGGGCGACACTCCTCCGCGAAAAAGAGGGAAAGTACTATTCTGTCGGTGGAACTAAAGGATTCTTCTGGCGAGAAGCAGTAGCCGTCAAGGAGCTCGGCCTTGAAGCTGACATCGACATGGACTATTTCCGGAAGCTGTCAGACGCTGCCCGCAAGAATGTCTCTCATTACGGAGACTTTGAGTGGTTCACTAGTTAGGAGAATCAATGCGCAAAGACACAGTCGTTACGCCATCGAGGTCTGTCCTGATCAAGAATGTTCCTGTCTTGCTCTACTGCAAGTGCAGAGCAGAAGTCAGTGAGCATCCAACCGAAAGATGCAGGCAGTTCACTGGCGACCACGTCGAAGTTCTCAGAGAAGAGAACTGATGGCAACCGAAGCACAGCGTATTCTTCTTCAGGCTCTCAACGCATATTCAGAGAAGCTTGAAGAAGACATAGCGAAGACCAAGAAGCTCAACGAAGAAGAGGTGTTCTCCGAAGAAGAAACAAACGAGATCCTTGCGAGGATGCAGGGAGAACTTGACATAATCAACACATGGATCGAAGAGGTTAAACTCTTCAGAGGCTGGAATCCGTAAGTTAGGGAGAGACGTGAAGATGCATCCAGATCACTTCTCGAACGAAGGTCCAATTCCTCCAGGTCTCAGGCCTGGATACAGCTCCCGGCCCACAGTCAGGTTCTGGGGTGCAGGCGAGATCATCATCGCTATCGTGATTGCGGCTGTGACGGTGCTGATCAGCCTGTATTCCCTGGGCGCGTTCGATAGTCATCCAGCCCCCGCTCCGAAGCCTTCGGTCAAGGTGGTGCCACTGGCACAACAGAGAGGACTTTGATGGGCGAGAACGCACGGATGGTGATGATTGCAGCGATAGAGGCATTCGCTGAGCGTTGTGAGATCGACATTGGCAACGTCACTGTCCTGCATGAATCGGGCGCGATTACCCAGGACGAAGCAGACGAGCTTCGTGCAAGGCTGGCAGGTGAGATGGAGAAGGCCACAGAGATGGCGGCCGAATTCCGTAAATTTCTCTAGAAAACCCAGCTCAACAGTCATAATCAACACACACCCCAGTGCACAATGGTGGAAAGGAACATGACATGTCCAACCCAATCGGAGATGCGGCTGAGAAGGCTCAGAGGGATGCGAAGTCCGATCTGGAAAACGCGGTTAACCCCAACGCGGCCAGAAGCGAAGCCGGTCTTCCCATGTACACGCCTGACAACCAGCCGAAGAAGGTCGACCTGACCGACATGAACGTGGCCGCGGTCCAGCTTCTGACGCAGGTTCAGAACGCCTTCATCAAGGCGCAGACGCAGTTCATCCATGACAAGGACCTGGGTGCCCTGGCGACGGCGCAGGAGAACCACATCGAAGGCCTGACGGCGGTCCTGGAGAGGTTCAATATCATCTGATGTCACTTCCCATTCAGGAGAAAGCCAAGTTCCTCGTCCGGATGTGGCTGAAAGGTCACCTTGACAAGACGGATAACGTCAAACTCAAGGACGAGGACGTCTACGTCGTGTGGTTCAGCAAGACTCTCCAAAACTGGAAGGCCTTGGTGAGCACGACACTGCCCGACGGTATGTACTACGAAGTCACCCACAACGGCGACAGACATGAGACATACCTCGACGCATACAAGAAGTTCGACAACGTGGTATTCCCCGATGAGGTGGAAGATGGCGGGTAGGCAGCAGATGCAGCCAGTCGTCCTTGAGGACCGGCGGATTCTGTTCCGGAATTTCTCAGGTGAGGAAGGCCGGTTCAACGCTAAGGGCCAGCGCAACTTCAACGTCCTTCTGGGCGATGAGGAAGCGAAGGCCATGCTCAGGGACGGCTGGAACGTCAAGTATCTCCAGCCTCGGGAAGAGGGCGATGAGCCCCAGCCCAGGCTCGAGGTCAGCGTTCACTACGGCCGGAATCCACCGCGTGTGGTCATGATCACAAGCCGCGGCAAGACGCCGCTCGACGAAAGCATGGTGTCAGTCCTTGACTGGGCTGAGATCGTGAACGTGGACATGATTATCCGTCCATACCAGTGGGACGTCAACGGGCGCACAGGTGTGAAGGCCTACGTCAAGTCGATCTACGTTACGATTCAGGAGGACGAGCTCGAGAAGAAGTATCTTGACGTCCCCGACAGTGCGGCCGCGGCGATCATGCAGCACGACGAGCCTGACGAGGAGTAATGATAGAAGGCCTTCGTTCCTTGATTTCTGACATCCGAAGAGTCGACATAGTCTTGTACGACTGCAAAGAAGAGGAAATCAAGAGAACATCATTCAAGACCAAGCCGGGCGAAACTCTTGTCTACAATCCAGTAGAGATCGGCGCAGTCCGGCTTAAGGCCGTTACATACACTAGCGAGGGAATCGAGGTCTACAGCCTCAGCTACCTTGTGTGTGCTGGAGATGGGTTCAGATTCATCGTTCCTGGACCTGAAGACTTCCACCTCAAGACATCGGACGGAGCTGATATCGACGTATGATGAATCCTATCTATCAGTTCGGAAGAATGCGTGAACTGTTCGAGGAGTTTGAAGACGGCCGGGAGAAATCCCTGGCAAGAACCAAGCTCGATGAGTGCGAGATGTGGCTGCAGAAATGCGTGCCGACTGAGGAAGCACTGGCGAGGGATCTGCAGTCAAGACCCTTCCTTCCTGGTACCAGGCAAGAGTTCGAGTATCAGGACTCAGCGTCTCCCTTGCCCGAGAGACAGAAGCCGTTCGAAGTCATACACAAGATTGATGATCCATGAACATCGTTCTAAACGTCACCAGCCTGACTCAGGAAGAAGCATCCGATTACCGCCAGGATCTCATCAGGGCCTTGCACAATCCTGGTACTGACTACGAGTTCGACGACGTGGATTCAGAAACTCAGTACAGGGCGCAGCTGCAGGAAGTGGATAAGTACCTGGTCACTTTCCCTGAAAAGATCTGACATGTCCAGGGAACTGTGGCGGGAGCTGATCTACAGAATTGCAGCGGCTCTCATAGTCTGTGCCCTCCTGTTTCTTGTCATCGGGATACTTGTCTTGATGGCTGATTACTTCGCCGGCCTGAACTAAGACTTCCGTTCTGGTCAGTAGGCCAGCGGAAGAACTGGGGAACCGAGAGGAGGGGGCGTATGCGGCGACCGCCAACACGGCCGAAGACTGACGTGGAAGAGGTACAGATATTGTGCCTGCCGGTCTAACTGTGGTAACGGAAGCCTACGGCAACGATTCTGGTGGTAGTTACATGTTTGATGCGTTTTAGTTTGGAGTGCACAAGTCTGGGGTGGAGCCGTCAGCTCTGCCCCAGACCTCTGTGCTCGCTCTCTAATTTTTGAAAGGAGGTATTGTGAGCCGCAACGAGCTCATGCCACATCAGAAGAAAGCAATGATGGAGATGCACAATGGATGCATCTTGAAAGGAGCTACTGGAACAGGCAAGAGCTTGACTGCCTTGTCGTACTACGATGATACAGAGCAGCCTGAGCGGCTCATAGTCATAACCACAGCCAAGAAGCGAGACAGTGGAGACTGGCAGGCTGAAGCTCAGAGCATGGCTCTGTTTCCGGAGGTGGACTCGTGGAATAACCTGATGGATTACGAGGACGTTGAGGGAGCGTTCTTCATCTTCGATGAGCAAAGAGTGGTGGGATCAGGGATATGGGTGAAAGCGTTTCTGACAATAACCAAGAAAAACAACTGGGTACTGGTCAGTGCGACGCCTGGAGACACGTGGCTGGACTATGTTCCTGTGTTCGTGGCCAACGGCTTCTACAAGAATCGTACGGAGTTCTTGAGGGAGCATGTCGTCTATTCACGGTTTACGAAGTACCCCAAAGTAGAACGCATCCTGGGTACTCAAAAACTAGCCTGGCTGCTTTCAAGGATTCTCGTGGAGATGCCGTTCGAGAAAAAGACGACACGGCGTGAGGTAGATGTCTTCGCAGACTACGACAAAGACCTCTTCGATGTGGTGTGGAAGAGACGCTGGAACTACCTTGAAGAGCGGCCAATTCGTCACGTGTCTGAGCTCTTCAGCCTTGGAAGGCGTGTAGTCAATTCACACCAGTCAAGGGTGCAGGCGATCCGGGATCTCTTGATTGAGCATCCCAAGATGATTATCTTCTACAACTTCGATTATGAACTGGAGATTCTCAGAACTCTTGATGTAACACTAGCAGAATGGAACGGTCACAAGCATGAAGAGATACCTTCTGGAGATGAGTGGGTATATCTCGTTCAGTACGCTGCAGGGGCTGAAGGATGGAATTGCATCACCACAGATACGATGGTCTTCTACTCTCTGACGTACTCTTACAGGGCCACGGAGCAAGCAAAAGGCCGAATTGACCGTCTGAATACGTCATTCAGCGAGATGAAATACTTCACATTGGCCTCTCAAAACATCATAGATAGGGGTATCAAAACCGCACAGCATGAAAAGCGCAATTTCAACGAAACTAGGTTCATGAAGGTGTGCTATTAAAGTTATCACAACGAGGTGGTTTTGAGATTGGGTTATCTTGGTAAACTCGCAGCTCAAAGCTATCTTGTGATATATGTGATAATTATTTTATTATAGTAGTAGTAGTAGTAGTATATATAATATAGGGGAGCCCAGAAACGCTCACAGCGTACAGCAGCGAGGTAGACCGAAAAATATCGCACATTATCACACGAGAGTCAAAATGTCCTTCCGATTGGAAATTGTCTAACACAGCGCCGAATGTCCAACTCGGCGTAAAAACATGGACTATAATAGAAGGAACAGAGAACGCATGCTCATCAGCGAGCGGCATTCCTCTGTTTTTTCTTCACGATCGTGCGGGCCGTCTGAGTTTGGACCTAGCGGGGATCCACGGGGCTCAGACGGCCTGCACTTCCATATCGCTTAAGAGAGGAAGCGATGACTGGAAAAGAAAGCAGATTCCAGGCATACATTATTCGAAAGCTCAGAAGAATGTTCCCTGGATGCATGATTCTGAGAAACGATCCTAACTATCTTCAAGGCGTTCCGGATTTGCTGATCCTCTGGAGACAGAACTGGGCAGCACTGGAATGCAAAGCTAGCGCTACGGCTAAGGTCCAGCCAAATCAAGCCAACTATGTGGATTTGATGGACGCGATGTCTTTCGCGGCATTCATCCATCCGGGCAACGAGGAACAAGTTCTCAATGATCTTCAACACGCATTTGAATCTCGTGGGCCAGCACGCATTTCTAAGCGCCAGCAAGTATCACTGGATCAACTACGACGCCGACAAACTGACAGAGTCGTATAACAACGCACAGGCAGCCAGGAGAGGCACTGAACTTCACGCCTTTGCGCATAACGCCATCAGACTCGGTGTCAAGCTTCCACGATCTAGCAAAACGCTTAACATGTATGTGAACGATGCAATCGGCTATCGCATGTCTACTGAACAAGTGCTGTTCTATTCAGTCAACTGTTACGGCACTTGTGACGCGATCGCCTCTGCAAGAAACGTTCTTCGAATCCACGATCTGAAGACAGGCATCATTCCAGGTTCTATGCATCAGCTAGAGATCTACGCAGCTTTGTTCTGTCTTGAGTATGCCTTCAAGCCAGGAGAGCTTGAGATAGAGTTGCGTATTTACCAGAATGACGTAGTAGAGATTAAAAATCCTGGCGTAGACGTGATCGCTCATATAATGAGTAAGATCGTAGTTTTCGACCAGCACATCGAGAACCTCAAGATGGGGGGGATAGCTTGATAACAGTTGACGAATTGTTGCACTACGGTATTCTTCGCCGGTCTGGCCGCTATCCTTGGGGATCTGGCGGAACAGTTCAGGAAAGAAGCCGTGGTTTCCTTGGACATGTCGACAGTCTCAGAGCTCAAGGTCTGTCTGAAGTAGAGATAGCTAAGGGCTTCGGAACTACGACAACTGCACTCAGAGCTGCTCGTGCGATAGCAAAGAATGAAATTCACGCTTCTAATGCTACGCAAGCTCTGAGGCTCAAAGACAAAGGTATGTCCAATATTGCAATTGGGCAAAGGATGGGTCTTAACGAGTCAACTGTCAGGACTCTTCTCAATCCTGCCCTTTCGCAGAAGCGCGACATTCTGGTCACTACAGCAGACCTTCTTCAGAGCAAAGTGGATTCTGGAAGTTTTCTGGATATAGGAACTGGTACTGAGAATCACCTTGGAATCAGTTCGACCAAACTCTCGACGTCTGTAGCCATGCTTCGGGAACGAGGTTATGAAGTTCACAATGTTCAGGTTGATCAGCTAGGGACTGGCAAGAAGACAACGATCAAGGTCCTTGCTGCACCAGGAACGAAGTACGTGGACATCGTCAAGAATCCAGGAAACATCAAGACGGTTGCTGCTTACAGTGAAGACGGTGGCCTTAGCTATACCAAAATTAAGCCCCCCACCAATGTAAACTCAAAGCGTATCTCAGTCAGATATGCTGAAGATGGTGGTGCTAATGCAGATGGCGTTATCTTCGTTCGTCCTGGCGTAGATGACGTATCTCTGGGTTCGTCTCGGTATGCACAAGTCAGAGTTGCTGTGGATGGAACACATTATCTCAAAGGCATGGCGATGTACAGGAACGACTTGCCTGCTGGAGTAGATCTTGTGTTCAACACAAACAAGTCTGACACAGGTAACAAGCTCGACGCCATGAAACTTCAGAAGGATGAAGAGAATCCTTTCGGTTCCACAGTCAGGCAGAAGACTTATACAGGTAAAGATGGGAAAGAACATCTTTCACCTATGAACATAGTCAATGAAGAAGGAGACTGGAAAGACTGGTCTCGCAGCTTGTCTAGTCAAGTTCTCTCAAAGCAAAGTACTGTTTTGGCTAAGCGTCAGCTCGATCTCGCACTAGCTTCTCGTCAAGATGAGCTAAATGAGATTAACCGTTTGACGAATCCTGTAGTTAAGAAGAAGCTTCTCGAATCGTACGCTGACAGTGCGGATTATGCATCAGTTCACTTGAAGGCTGCTGCTCTCCCACGGCAAGGGACTCATGTAATTCTTCCCATCGAATCCCTGAAAGAAGGCGAAGTCTATGCGCCTAATTACAGGAATGGTGAGAAGGTTGCACTGATCCGCTTTCCTCATGGCGGAACGTTCGAGATTCCAGAAGTCACTGTCAATAACAAACATCCAGAAGCAAGAGCAACACTAGGCAATGCTCTCGATGCAATAGGCATTCATCCTAAGGTTGCTGAACGTCTGTCAGGAGCAGACTTCGATGGCGACACAGTTCTCGTTATACCGAATACGAGACGTGAAGTAAAGACTTCGTCGCCACTCAAGGGTCTTCAGAACTTCGATCCTAAGCAGGCTTATCCTGCCTATCCAGGAATGAAGGTGATGTCGCCTAGATCTAAGCAGCAGCAAATGGGTGACGTCTCAAACCTGATTACAGACATGACTATTAAGGGCGCCAAGCCTGACGAGCTTGCTCGAGCAGTTCGTCATTCAATGGTTGTGATTGATGCTGAGAAGCACAGTCTTAACTACAGAGCGTCCTATATAGACAACGGAATAGCAGCACTGAAAGAGAAGTACCAGGGTCGTGGCAGTACTGGTCGTCTAGCAGGGGCGTCGACCATTGTCTCAAAGGCAAGCTCAGAGATTCGTGTTCCAGAACGAAAGCTCAGGCCTGCATCTAGAGGCGGACCTGTCGACGTTAAGACTGGTGCTAAGGTCTTCGAGAGAACTGGCGAGACTTTCGTAGACAGAAGAGGAAGAACTATAGTTCGTACAGTACCGTCTACTAAGCTGGCAGAAGCCAAGGATGCCAGGTCTTTGTCTAGTGGTATGCCTATAGAGAACATCTATGCTGAGCACTCCAATAGTCTTAAGGCTCTGGCTAACCAGGCTCGTAAGTCAGCGATCACTACAGGTAGTCTGAGGTACTCACCATCAGCCAAGGAAACGTACGCTTCTGATGTAGCTTCTCTCAATGCGAAGCTTAACCTGGCCCTTAAGAACAAGCCCCTTGAACGGCAGGCCCAGCTAATAGCAAACGCCGTGGTATCCGCCAAGCAACATAGCAACCCCTCTATGGATGCCGCCGATCTTAAGAAGGCTAAGGGTCAGGCTCTGACTGCTGCTCGTGATCGTGTTGGTGCCAAGAAGCAGCAGATAATGATTAGCGATCAAGAGTGGAAGGCCATACAGTCTGGTGCTATCAGTACTAACAAGCTTAGTCAGATCCTTGACAATGCTGATGCTGATCGTGTTCGTACTCTGGCTACACCACGTGCAGCAACTGTGGTCACACCATCTAAGCTAGCAATAGCAAAGGCAAGACTTGCTTCTGGTTACACACAAGCAGAGATCGCTGATTCACTAGGCATACCAGTTAGCACACTCAACTCAGCTCTTCATCGTTAGGAGGACCATGGCTGACGGTAGCGAAGAACACATGCTGACTACTGTCGATAATCCTTGGAATCCCTTCACGAATTACGATGAGTGGTATGCATTCGACCATGACCAAGGGTACGACACACCTGGCTTCCTGGCTAGGATAGCTAACGTTAGTCTTGATTTGTCTGAAGCTGATCAGGATGCAGAGATAGAGTCAGCGATCGAAGAGATTTGTCAGCAGAACGTTAGCGGAATATACAGGAAAGCTGTACGTCCAACGGCTGCATAATTCTAAAGGGGGTGGAGGGGGGGTCTCGAAAATTTGTACCCCCCCTATGCATCGCCCGCTGCCTAAAAAGGCCCCGGCGGAATTTTTGCCTCAAAGTCGATCAATTTCAAGCCGTGCAGGAAGGACACAAATGCCAACTGTCGACACGAACGTGGCAGAACTCGGGCCAGGTCCGCTTCTGATCCAGAACTTGGGAGACGATCCGCTGTACGTTCTGGACGATGCAGACGTCACAGTGGACAACGGCCTTCAGGTTTCGGCCGGAAGAGCTGTCGCCGTGGGCGGAGGTGACGCCTACTTCGCCGTCTCAGAAGGTTCAAGCGACGTCAGGGTTCTGAGCAGGGGAACGGGCGTTTTCGACGCCGACGTGGCTTAGCTCTCCGTCTGGAGGGTGCCTCAGCTGGAGACGCCGGTTTTCTCCTTGAAGTTAGGTCTACTCCCCCGGGGCCAGCTTCACCTTCTACCTCTCTGGAAGGTACAGGAAAGTTCCGGCGTCTCCTCCTGAAGTCCTCGTCAGTCAGCTAATAGTCTCTGTAAGTGGAGGTGAACGCATGGCTTCTCGCAGTCAAAATAAAAAGCCTGAGCGTCCACCGGCCACCACACCAGAAGCCCGTGAGAATCAGCTCATTGCGGCTGCAGTCGACCTTGCCGAGCAGCAAATTAGAGCAGGAAGAGCTTCCTCGCAAGTAATCACTCACTATCTCAAACTCGGAACAACAAGAGAGAAACTCGAACAAGAGAGGCTCAAGGGCGAGAATGAGCTTCTTAAAGCAAAAGTCGAGTCGTTGGCATCGGCCGCTCGTGTCGAAGAGCTATATGCCAACGCACTGAAGGCTATGCGGTCGTATGCAGGTATGCAAGAGCCCGAGGAACTCGATGATTAGAACCTATACTGAGCTAAGCAGAATCCAAGGTTTCGAAGAACGCTACGAGTATTTGCGTGTGCATTCTTCAGTAGGTGTCGCAACCTTCGGTTTTGAGCGATGGATCAACCAAACGTTCTATACCTCTGCGCAATGGAGACTTGTTCGTTATGAGGTCATCGCAAGGGATCTTGGTTGTGATCTTGGCATTGAAGGTCGCGAGATCTGGAACAAAATTTGTATTCATCACATGAATCCCATGAAAGTTGTGGACATTACAAGAGCGGATCCAGCGATTCTTGATTCTGAGTATCTGATTGCGACTTCACTCAGAACTCACAATGCCATACATTACGGGGACGCAAGTCTTCTTGAGAGGCCGTTCATTCAGAGGCGGCCGGGAGACACTACCTTCTGGTAAGGAGAGGAACAAATGACGAATCGTGTTATGGGTGACTCCACTGACATGTTCGACATTCCCAAGACCGTGCAAATCGTCGGCGTCTATGTCGACGGTCACTTCGGTGTCGTGACTCAGGCTGCACTGCAGCTCCGATTCCCGCATTCCAAGTACGGTCACTGCATCATCGACGTCAACGGATCGCGTCCCGATGCGGATGCCCGTGACTGGGAGACCGGTGATAAGACCGGCGACCTCGAGCAGTGGGTCATTCAGCACAACAAGCACACCGGCAAGAAGGACGCGGTGATCTACTGCAACCGCTCCACCATTCCCGAGGTGCGACGTCTCACCAAGAGCCAGATCCTGAATCAGGATTACTTCCTGTGGATCGCGACTCTCGACGGCACTCCGTACACGGGCTTCGGCGTCATGGGCTGTCAGCGCGACGGCACGGGACAGACCGGTGGTCACTGGGACAGGAGCATCATCTACGACGACAGGTTCTGGAAGGCTTCTTCTCCCCCAGCACCAACGCCGGTTCCTGACCCTGCCAGGCCCAACTGCAAGTCGTTCCAGAAGGCTGTCCGCGCGACCGAAGACAACATGTGGGGTCATCAGACCAGCAATCACGGTCTCGCTGTGGCCGCTGCGGGTGCTATGCAGTTCCCGTTCGGCGTGAAGTATACGCAGCAGTGCGTCGGCACGTCCGCTGACGGAATCTGGGGCCCCAATTCCAAGGCTTCTCTGCCGGGGACGGTCAAGCATGCTCAGACCGCTCTCAAGGACATGGGCTTCGATCCCAAGGGAGTGGACGGCATCTGGGGCATGAACACGGAGAAGGCTTTCCTGGCTGCCCAGAAGGCCTGCCATATCTAACCACTCTGGAGAGACCCGATGTCAACCAATCCAGACAGCATTCTGGACACAGTCAAGAAGACACTCGGCTTTGATGCTGAGTACACAGCGTTCGATCTCGACATCGTCGTGTTCATCAACGCTGCGTTCGGGTCTCTCCAGCAGTTCGGTGTGGGCTCGGACACCGGCTTCATCATTCAGGACAACACCACTCTGTGGTCTCAGTACATTGCCGATCTTGGCTATCTCGGAATGGTAAAGCAGTACATTTTCCAGTCAGTCAAGATGGCTTTCGATCCGCCGGCGACGTCTTTCGCGATCGATGCAGTGACACAGCAGCTTTTGCAGCTTGGATGGCGTATCAACGTGGCTGTTGAAGCTCTCAGCCCGCCAAGTGATCCTTTCGCGACCGATACTCCAGTTGTCTTCGAGCAGTCGAAGATCACGTTCTTCGCTGTCAAGGTTGTGCAGCTGTCGTTTGCGTCTGTGATCACTCCTGACGCTTCTCTGGGCAATACGTTCTATCTCACGCTGACCGGAGACTGCACACTCAATGCTCCGGTCAATGGTGTGGACGGCGAGCACATCAATGTGGAGCTGAAGTCCAACGGCCACGGCGTTACCTGGGGTGCCGGCTGGAACTGGGGAAGTGCTGGAGAGCCGGATCTGTCTCCAGCATCCACAGACATCATCAGCTCTATCTACAGCGAGTCCGACGCTGAATGGTTCTCGGGTTTCACTGCTGGTTTCTGATCACTCACACGACAAGGAAAGAACAACATGGGCAATACTCCGTTCTTCTCCGATGAGGCGACGAAGGCTGCGGTTGACGCCGTCGCCGCGTTGTGCAACTCGGGAACTCTCAAGATCTACACCGGCTCGCAGCCCACTGACGCCAATACGGCGCTTGGTGCCCAGACGCTTCTCGCAACTCTGACCCTGGCTTCGACTGCGTTCGGCGCGTCCTCTGCTTCCGGATCCGCGGGCTCGAAGGTGGTCACCGCGACTGCGGCCACAATCACGGGAGACACTTCAGCTGACAACACAGGCACCGCGGCCTGGTTCCGTGTGCTCAAGTCCAACGGAACCTCGATCGTGTTCGACGGTCAGGTCGGAACCAGTGCCTCTGACCTCAACCTGGTCACCACGTCGCTTGTCGCCGGCGAGGATGTCGAGATCAGTTCGTTCACCATCACCCAGCTCGAGTAGCCTGCCTGAAAGGGAGGTGGCAGATCCATGACGTTTCCCACCATCCCTACAGGTGGTCGCATTGTTCATAATGTGCAGGCTAATGCAACGGCGACTCGTACTTTCCCGAATCTTTCTGGTCTTACCAAAAACTCGGGCGATTTGCTGATCGCTGTTTGTGTTGTCTATCAGTCGAGCGCCTCAGCCGGAGCAGTGTTTTCCGGCTGGAGTGCTGGCTGGACTGAGTTCGGAGATGTTGGAGGAACTACATCCAACATGTCCATCGGCATGGCATATAAGTGGTCTACGGGATCTGAGACAGGAACGATCGCTGTCACACAAGCTGCGACTGTAACTGGCGACGCAGTTATGTTTATCCTGTCGATTCCTGGTGCGCATGCGACTACACCTCCTGAACACACTGCAATTGCGAATGGCACGTCTTCAGCTGCAAACCCGGCGGCTCTTGTTCCAAGCTGGGGAGCTGATGATACTTTGTGGATTGCTCTGGGTGGATGTGGCGAAACTTCTACTACTGGCTCATTTACAGGTATAGGTTCAACAGCTCCAACAAACTATAGTAATCTTGTTGGAACTGGAATTAGCCAGGATGCAGTTGGCGGCTGTGATGCCGCTGTTGCTTTCAGACAGAACAATACAGCATCAGAAGATGTAGCTACGTTCAGTGCGTTCGATACATCTCAAGCAAGAAACTCTGCCATAGTCATAGCAGTCAGACCGCTTCCTAAATCAGAGTTCAAGAACAGTTGTACTGGAACTAACGCATCTACTGTAACGACTGCAAACACAGGCGGTCCAGATCAGTTTGCTGAGGCGAATGTTTCAGGAGCGGGCTCTTCTCTTGCTTTCTCGAATAGTCATACATTCAACGGGAAAGCTACGAGCATACATGCTGTAGGTGGTGCTAGCGTTGCTTACTGTGCATGGCACGTAGCACCGACAGACGGCTACTCTGATGCTTACATCTACATGGCGTCACCTCCAACAGCACTTGCAAGAATTATGGCGTGGGATGACAACAGCACGTTCACGATGTGCTGTGGTGCGTATGTGGACACGTCAGGTCATATAGTGGTCCTGGATTCCACATTCGCAGGTCTTGCTACATCAACCACAGTCATTACAGGTGCGGACGTAAGACTTGAGTTTGACTTCGTGGGTAATGCTACTACTGGAAGTTTCTCACTCAAAATCTACACGAACCCTGAATCTGGTACACCAGCAGAAACTCTCAGCGGAACCAACGTCAATACTCATGCTGCTGCAGATCAATTCTGGATTGGTGCTTCTGACTTCGGTTCTGTAGGAAGCGATCTGTACTTCGGCGATGTGGCTGTCAGTGCAATTGGCGCAATTCCTCCTGTTCTTGTTACAGGCACTGGTTCAATTGCCATGCACAAGATGGGTCTTTCCGGAACTGGTCATGAGAAGCTCACAGCCACAGGCTCAGTTCGTATGCACAAGATGGGCCTGAGTGGAACTGGTCACGAGAAGCTCACAGCCACTGGCTCTGTTGCGATGCACAAAATGGGTCTCAGTGGGTCTGGAACTGTTAGTTCAATGGTTACAGGCACAGGCTCAGTTCACATGCACAAGATGGGCTTGTCTGGATCTGGCGTAGCATTCGTCGGAGGCACCGGTTCGGTAGCCATGCACAAAATGGGTATCGCTATTACTGGCGTTCTCCATGCTCCAGATCTGTGGAACGATTTCTCTGGCTTGAGTAACGGAACGACTCTCACTACAGGCAATACTGGTGGAGTATCCGGAAGAAAGTTCGACGCGATTGTTATTCCTGCGTCTGCAACTCTTGCAGCTGACAATACCAATCTCGGTCTTGACGCCATGGCTCTCAAGGTAGCCACAGCGGGAACTGCAGGGGTTGTTTCTGGTCAGTGGACCCTCGCAGGATCTCTTAGCTATACAAGAACGAAGATGTATTTCCGTTGTGACCAGCTTATAACGGCAGCAGCAACGCCTGCGTTCCGTCCGTTCGCATTCCGGAATAGTTCAGGTACACATCTCTTCTCTCCGCTAGTCACAGCCAATACAATTACCGCTTCTTATGGTTCGGGGTTTACTGGAGTTGGAACAATCCTTAGCGGGATAGCCAACAACACGTATTTCCGAATCGAAGGATACATTGACACCGTCGCAGGAACGATTCACGTCGAAGTGTATACGCATCAAAAAGACGCGGTTCCTGCTGTTGTCAAAGATTTCTCGTCCATCACTTTCGGCGACGTGATTGGGCGGATCGATGTTGGAAACCAGAACAGCGCGACTAGCGACGGTCCGTTCTGGATCGATGTAGTCGGTTTCTCTGAGAATGGACCTCTCAGTCCTCCTTCAGTTCGAATGCACAAGATGGGTTTGTCTGGTTCTGGGTTCGAAAAGCTCACAGCCACAGGCTCAGTTCGCATGCACAAGATGGGCCTTTCCGGAACTGGTCATGCTCCCCTGTTCGGTTCTGGTTCAGTTCGAATGCACAAGATGGGTCTGTCTGGTTCTGGGTATGAGAAGCTTGTAGCAACAGGTTCTGTCTCGATGCACAAGATGGGCTTGTCTGGAACTGGAACAGCACCGTTGTTTGGTTCTGGATCCATTGCAATGCACAAGATGGGCCTGTCTGGTTCAGGATTTGAGAAGCTCACGGCGACAGGTTCTGTCGCTATGCATAAGATGGGCTTGTCTGGAACGGGTATAGCTCCATTGTATGGCACTGGTTCAATTGCCATGCACAAGATGGGCCTGAGCGGAACCGGTTTCGAGAAGCTTTCGGGATCTGGTTCTGTCTCGATGCACAAGATGGGCTTGTCTGGAACGGGTCAAGAACTGATTTCAGGTACAGGCTCTGTCTCAATGCACAAGATGGGTCTGTCTGGAACTGGCGAAGCACCCTTGCTTGGCTCAGGTTCTGTCGCTATGCATAAGATGGGCTTGTCTGGAACAGGAACTGCGCCTCTATATGGTACAGGCTCTGTCTCAATGCACAAGATGGGCCTGTCTGGTGGCGGAACTGTCGGTAATGTTGTAAGCGGTTCAGGCTCTGTCTCGATGCACAAGATGGGCTTGTCTGCAGCTGGAACAGCTCCGTTGTTTGGCACCGGTTCAATCTCGATGCACAAGATGGGCCTGTCTGGATCTGGATTTGAGAAGCTCACAGCCACAGGCTCAGTTCGCATGCACAAGATGGGCTTGTCTGGATCTGGTCACGAGAAGCTCACGGCTACCGGCTCAGTTCGTATGCACAAGATGCGATTGTCTGCGTCTGGTCATGAGAAGCTAACAGCCACAGGCTCAGTTCGTATGCACAAGATGGGTCTTTCTGGTTCGGGCGGTACAGAATCCGTTTCTGGGTCAGGATCAGTTGCACTTCATAAGATGGGCTTGTCTGGGACAGGAATCGAGATTGTAAGAGGTTCCGGCTCAGTTCGTATGCATAAGATGAGCTTGTCTGGATCTGCGTATGAGAAGATCACAGGCTTCGGTTCAGTCTCAATGCACAAGATGCGACTTCAAGGACGTCAAGGTCGTCCGACAGCTTCGAATCTATTCATATTCACACCAGTCTGAGGGGAGGTAACCCGTGGCTGATGTCACGGCAGCGCAGCGCAAGATGTTCTCCAAATCAGGCGTTGCAATGCCTGACGGTTCATACTACATCAGAAATGCTCAGGAACTTGACGATGCAATTCACGCAGTAGGACGTGGAAACGCAGGACACGACTCGATCAGGAAGCACATCATCAAGCGAGCCAATGCTCTGAATCTTTCCAGTAAGATTCCAGACAACTGGAACTCTGACGGTTCTCTGAAGCATTTCAACTTCGAAGAGTTCCTTGCTCATTTCGGTATCAAGGGAATGAGATGGGGAGTTCGAAAGCCTGGAACGGGACAGGCGTCCAGTCACGTCTCACCTGACGCGGCAAGAGCGCATCAGCTCAGGGCCACAGTGAGCAAACACGGAACTTCTGCTTTGACCAACCAGGATCTTCAACACTTGGTGACCAGACTGAATCTCGAAAAGCAGCATGGACAGCTCAATCCTGCAAAGGTGAGCGCTGGTCACGCGATTGTGAACGAGCTTCTCAAGGTCGGTGGAAGCGTTGCCAAGCAGCAAGCTGCGGCCTACGCCAATAGATATGCGGCCGAAGGAATCGACGCCTTGCTCAAGAAAGCTGGCTAGAAAGGAGGGCAGCGATGTCTTTGTCGAACACGGCAACTCCCAAGTATTATGGGATGTTCCGTGACGCGGTTCTTCGTGGGGAAATTCCGGTAAATCAGGAAATTTCGCTTGAGATGAATCGTATCGACGATCTCATTGCTGATCCGAATTTCTACTACGACGACGCCGCGATCGACGGGTTTATCAGATATTGTGAGAATGAGCTAACGCTAACAGACGGAAGCGATTTCCATTTGCTGGATAGCTTCAAACTGTGGGCCGAATCTCTTCTTGCATGGTTCTACTACGTAGAGCGAAGTGTCTACACTCCTAATCCTGATGGCCACGGAGGCCATTATGTCAGGAAAAGGATTTGCAAGAGACTCGTTAACAAGCAATATTTGATCGTTGCTCGTGGCTCAGCTAAGTCCATGTACGCTGAGTGTATTCAGGCGTATTTTCTTAACGTAGATACGTCAACAACTCATCAGATAACAACTGCTCCAACCATGAAGCAAGCAGAAGAAGTGATGTCTCCTTTCAGGACGGCCATCACGCGCGCGCGAGGACCTTTGTTCCAGTTCCTGACTGAAGGTTCTCTTCAGAACACGACTGGTTCAAGAGCGATGCGAGTTAAACTTGCTTCAACTAAGAAGGGGATTGAGAATTTCCTGACGGGTTCTATTCTTGAAGTCAGGCCTATGGCCATCAACAAACTTCAGGGATTGAGACCTAAGGTCTCTACAATTGATGAGTGGCTTTCAGGAGATCTGCGAGAAGACGTTATCGGTTCTTTGGAGCAAGGTGCTTCGAAGCTTTCCGATTATGTAATTGTTGCCACCAGTTCTGAAGGAACAGTCAGGAATGGTTCGGGTGACACTATTAAACTTGAACTCGCAGACATACTTAAGGGCGATTACATCAATCCGCACGTTTCGATTTGGCATTACAAGCTAGACGATATTACAGAAGTCGCAGATCCATCAACATGGCTAAAGGCCAACCCTAACTTGGGGAAAACAGTTACCTATGAGACTTATCAGCTAGATGTCGAGCGGGCTGAAGCAGCGCCTGCTTCAAGAAACGATATTCTGGCCAAACGTTTCGGAATTCCGATGGAGGGCTTCACGTATTTCTTCACATACGAGGAGACGCTTCCTCACCGTAAACGTGAGTTCTGGAAGATGCCTTGTTCTATGGGCGCCGACCTTTCTCAAGGTGACGACTTCACAGCCTTTACGTTCTTGTTCCCGATTAACAACGGTTCATTCGGGGTTAAGACACGAAGCTATATTTCGAGTCTGACAATGTCGAAACTTCCTGGTGCTATGCGTCAGAAGTACGATGAATTCATCCATGAAGGCAGCTTGCATGTTCTTGAAGGTGCCGTTCTGGACATGATGGAAGTCTATGACGATCTGGAACGCTTTATTCTGGATAACGAATACGATATTAGATCTTTCGGGTTCGACCCGTATAACGCAAAGGAATTTGTTACTCGCTGGGAGGCAGAGAACGGGCCTTTCGGAATAGAGAAAGTTATTCAGGGTGCCAGAACAGAGTCTGTTCCTCTAGGTGAACTCAAAGCGTTGTCTGGCGAGAGAATGCTCATCTTCGATCAGGAACTGATGGGTTTCGCCATGGGTAACGCGATTACCATGGAAGACACCAACGGGAACAGAAAGCTGTTCAAGAGGCGTCAAGAACAGAAGATCGACAACGTTGCAGCAATGATGGACGCCTATGTGGCGTACAAACTGAACAAGGAGTCATTCGAGTGATCAACAACCAGAAGGTTACCCAGGCGGTCGTCGTTTCGCAGGCGATCATGAGTCCGAGCCAGGGAGTCGAGCAGCTGGCTCTGTTCAACGTGGACGGAAGCGTTCTGTCCGTTGCTCCCGACACTGGAGCAACCGTGCTTCTCACCGGGTACACAACCACCACGGGAGTTCACGCTCTGGCTGCAGGAGACAGTGTCAACGCAGCGATGGCGAAGATCGAGTCACGTCTGGCCATTCTCGAGGCGTAACAACCGGCTTTTCCTTCCAGCAGAAAGGGGGTGGTAATGTATGAGCAAACTCACAGACCGCATTAAGGGTGCTTGGAATGCGTTCAGGTTCCAGGATGAGCATCCCGAAACACTGGCAACTTCGTCAGATCTAGGAACGTCTTACACGACTCGTCCTGAAAGACGACGTTTGCGGTTCGCAGGCGAAAAGACGATCGTGTCTGCGATCTACACGCGGATTGCGATTGACGTGGCAGCAGTGCCACTTCGTCATGTTCGTCTGGACAATAACAGGCAGTATCAGGAAGACATAAGTAGCGGTCTTAATGATTGTCTGAACGTTCAGGCGAACATCGATCAAGGTGCTCGTCAGTTCAGGCAGGACCTTGTCCAGACGCTCTTTGATGAAGGCGTTGCTGCAATTCTTCCTGTCGATACGACGTTGAACCCTCTGACTACTGGTGGGTACGACGTTAACACCATGCGTGTTGGCCGTGTCATGCAGTGGTATCCGAGGCACGTTCTCGTCAGGGCCTACAACGACAGTCCTCAAAAAGGGATTCAGGAAGACGTACTCGTTCCTAAGAGCATGGTCGCCATCGTAGAGAATCCTCTTTACACAGTCATGAATGAGCCAAGCTCTACACTTCAGCGTCTTCTCAGAAAGCTCAATCTTCTGGATGCTGTAGATGAGCAAAGCGCTTCAGGACAACTCGATCTTATCATTCAGCTTCCCTACGTCATCAAGACGGAGGCTCGAAGAATTGAAGCTGACAAGAGGCTCAAAGAGATCGAGTTTCAGCTCAAGGGTTCTCAGTATGGCATTGCTTATGTCGACGGTACTGAGAAAGTCACACAGCTGAACAGGCCAGCCGAAAACAATCTGATGGCGCAAGTCGAGTACTTGACGAACATGCTCTACGGTCAGCTTGGATTGACGGCCGAGATCATGAACGGAACTGCCGACGAGAACACGATGCTGGGCTATTACAACCGAACGGTTGAGCCTATCCTTGCCGCCCTTACGGAATCGTTGATCATGACGTTCCTGACAAAGACGGCTCGTTCGCAAGGACAGTCCATCATCTACATCAGAGATCCATTCAGTCTGGTTCCTGTCAAGGATCTGGCCGCTATTGCGGACAAGTTCACAAGGAATGAAATTCTCAGTTCCAACGACATGCGAAGTATTATCGGTTTCAGGCCGTCCGCAGATCCGAAGGCAGACAGACTTCTTAACAAGAACCTTCCGATCGACCAGACTGATCCGACGATTGCTGCGAATGCAGCCAAGGCAGCTGCCAAAGCGGCAATCAGACCGCCGCCGCAACACATGTTGCCATTCAAGGAAGTCCCGGCTATAACGCAAGGAGTGAAGAGTCAAAATGGTAGCTGACTTCTCTGGCTACGTCACCAAGAGTGGGATCAAGTGCTCCGACGGCCGGGTCATCATGGCTCACGCCTTCAAGGGCAACGACAAGCAGCAGGTCCCTCTCGTGTGGCAGCACCAGCACGACGCGCCCGACAACGTTCTGGGCCACGTCCAGCTCCACAACCGTGATGACGGCGTCTGGGGCGAGGGTTTCTTCAATGACACCCCTGCAGGCCAGCAGGCCAAGGCGCTCGTGCTTCACAAGGACATCAACTCGCTTTCTATCTACGCGAACCAGCTGGTTCAGCAGGCCAAGAACGTCGTTCACGGGGTCATCCGTGAGGTCAGTCTGGTTCTGTCGGGCGCGAATCCCGGCGCGTTCATCGAGAACATCAACATCGCCCACGGAGACGATGTTCCGACCATTTCCGAGGAAGAGGCCGTGATCTACAGCGGCGAACTCCTCGAGCACGGAAGCATGAGCACGACGGTTCCTGGCCCGCGACAGATCGTCATGCGTCCCAAGGCAGCGATGCCTGCTGCACCTTCTTCGCCTGACGGAAGTGGACCGTCGGTCGAGGACGTGTTCAACACCCTGAGCGATGAGCAGAAGAGCGTCGTCTACGCTCTTGTCGGAGCCACCGTTCAGCAGGGCAGCACGGGGGGAGACGACCCGGCCAACATCCCAACCAACAAGAAGGGCGAAGACCCAGTGACCCGTAACGTCTTCGACAGCAAGAACGGAAACGACCCGAAGGCGGCGGGAAACACTCTGTCGCATTCCGACGCTCAGGAGATCTTCGCCGCGGCCCGTAAGGGCGGCTCGCTGAAGGAGGCCGTGGAGGAGTACGCGCTCGCCCACGGCATCGACGACATCAGCACCCTGTTCCCGTACGACCAGGCCGTCACCGACACCCCGGAGTTCATCTCGCGGAGGACTCAGTGGGTCGCCGGCGTTCTCAGCGGCACCCGCAAGACTCCGTTCTCGCGCATCCGCAGCTGGACCGCGGACATCACCCAAGACGAGGCCCGGGCCAAGGGTTACATCAAGGGCGACCTGAAGAAGGAGGAGTTCTTCGCGGTGGCCAAGCGGATCACCCTTCCGCAGACTATCTACAAGAAGCAGAAGCTGGACCGTGATGACATCATCGACATCACCGACTTCGATGTCGTGACGTGGCTGCAGACCGAGATGCGCGTCATGCTGGACGAGGAGCTCGCGAGGGCCATTCTCGTCGGTGACGGCCGCGAGGTCGACGACACGGACAAGATCAACGCGACCAACGTGCGTCCGATCTTCGGCGACGACGACATGTACGTGACCAACCTGAACATCGATCTGAGCGACGCGGCCAGTTCCGCCGATGAGATCGTGGACCAGGTCGTCACGGCCATGCGGTACTACAGAGGCTCTGGGAACCCGGTCCTGTACACCACCATGATCTACCTGTCCAAGATGCTGCTGGCCAAGGACACGCTGGGCCGGCGTCTGTACGGGACCACGCAGGAACTGTCTGCCGCCCTGGGCGTCAGCGGAGTCGTCACCTGTGAGGCGCTGGAGCAGACCCCGGGCCTGATCGGGATCATCGTCAACCTGTCGGACTACACCATCGGCGCCGACAAGGGCGGCCAGGTCTCGATGTTCGACTTCTTCGACATCGACTACAACCAGTTCAAGTACCTGATGGAGACTCGCGTTTCGGGTGCCATGACCAAGTACAAGGGCGCCCTGACGATCACGGAGTTCACCGGCGCCGGCGGCATGCTGCCGAACCCGACCGCTCCGACCTTCGTCAAGACCACTGGCGTCGGCACCATTCCGACCACTGCCCACGTGACCTACGTGGTGGTGGATCCGGACGACGGTTCCGAGGGCTCTGCGCTGACTGCAGGCGCCCAGACCGCGATCGCTGCGGGCGAGTCGGTCCACTACCGCGCCAAGGCGGCGTCCACCTACGCCTTCGCCGACGACGCGAACGAGGACTGGACCTTCACCCGCAACGCCAGCTGAGGTAGCCCATGCGGTTCTACGGAGCCGTAGGCTATGCAGCTAGCACTGAAGTAACTCCAGGCGTCTGGCAAGAAGTCATTACCGAGAAGATGTATTATGGTGATGTCGTCCGAAATGCCAGACGTCTGGAGCCTCCGGTGCAAGTTCCGCCAGAGCTTAACGTTAACCTCGCCCTTGAGAACTCGTTCAGTCTCTTGGCAGATGCTGACGCCTACGCCAACTTTGTGAACATCAGGTACCTCGAGTGGGAGGGGCATCGCTGGACAGTTACAAACGTCGAGGTACGCAGACCGAGACTCATATTGACGATTGGAGATCTGTGGAATGGGAACGAGGCTTGAGTTTCAAACCGTTCTCGAAGATCTCCAGGACGGCGTAAGCATATATTTCCAGCCTCCGCCAAACGTCACTATGGTGTATCCGGCAATCGTCTATAACCGGGATTTTCAGAGCGTCGATTATGCGGACAATTTTGCTTATAACAAGAAACTCCGCTATCAGGTAACTGTTATCGACCGCGATCCAGACAGTGCGATACCTGACAAGGTTGCCGACTTGCCTCTGACGAAGTACGTCAGGCATTTCACAACACAAAATCTCAACCATGACATTTACGACGTTTACTTCTAGGAGGATTCATGACCGCACTGGTCTGGGATGACACCGGCAACAAGAGGTTCGAGACGGGGGTCGATCACGGGGTTCTCTACCCGCTGAACTCCGAAACTGCCCTCTACGACACCGGTTTCGCCTGGAACGGGCTGACTGCCGTCAACGAGAAGCCTGACGGTGCTGCCCCGAACCCGACGTACGCGGACAACATCAAGTACTCCAACCTTCTGTCGTTGGAGACTTTCGGCGGGACCATCACTGCGTACACTTATCCGGATGAGTTCGGAGCCTGTGACGGCACCGACACTCCTTCGGCTGGTGTGCAAGTCGGTCAGCAGCCTCGTCAGACGTTCGGCCTGTCCTACCGAACCAAGGTGGGTAACGACGTGACGTCAGACCTGGGGTTCAAGCTCCATCTCGTGTATGGAGCCCTCGCGGCCCCATCCGAGAAGGACTACGCCTCGATCAACGACTCGCCGGCCTCGGTTGAGTTCTCGTGGGACTTCACCACCACGCCGGTCTCTGTGACTGGTCTTCAGCCGACGTCGCTGATCGTGATCGATTCGACGCTGGTGGATTCCGATTCGCTCGGTAATCTGACCGATCTTCTGTACGGCACGTCCGGCGATCCCGAACTGCCTTCGCCAGATGCGGTCATCGCTCTGTTCGCCGGCGATGTCAACGCGATCACGCTCACTGCGCCGACCTTCGACGGCGCGCACACCATCACGATTCCGACCGAAGCCGGCGTGAAGTATTACGTCGACGGTGTTCTGCACGCTGGTGGCTCGCAGCTGTTGACCACTGGTCAGAGCAAGGTCGTCACGGCCCGTGCCGACGTCAACTACGTGTTCAACGCTCCGTACGTCACGGAGTGGATGTTCACCTACGTCAGCTAGAAGAGGAGAGAACGAATGCTCCGGCT